GGGCTTGAGCTTCTGGGCGTAAAGACAGAAGAGCGCAGCAGCCCGTTTGAGGGGGCCTCCAACGTGACGCATCCTCTTGTAGCCGAGAGCGTCACTCAGTTTCAGGCCCAGGCCTACAAAGAGTTACTGCCTTCAGGCGGCCCAGTTAAAACCAAGGTTCTAGGTCTGGAGAACGCGGAGACTGAACAGCAGGCCAAGCGGGTGAAGGACTACCTGAACTATTTGATCTTGGACCGCATGGACGAATACGATTCTGACACTGATCAGATGTTGTTTTATCTCCCGTTGTCTGGGATGACGTTTAAGAAACTTTACTTTGACCAAGCCAAGCAGCGCCCAGTTGCTCGTTTCGTCCCAGCTCAAGACGTTGTTGTACCGTACAGCGCCACGGATTTGCGTAGCGCCCCTCGTATTACGCACGTTCTGAAGATGACGGACAACGAAGTCCGCAAGATGCAGGTCTCTGGTTTCTATCGTGATGTTGACTTGACCGACGACGGCGACGAAGAGGTTAATGAAGTTCGCAGCAAGGTTGACGAGCTGCAGGGTACATCGCGCACGTCATACACCGATGACACACGCACGGTCCTTGAGATGCATGTTGAGCTGGACCTTGATGGCTTTGAAGACATGGGTATGGACGGAGAACCTACCGGCATTAAACTTCCGTACATTGTTTCAATAGATCGTAGCAGCAACACAATCTTGGCCATTCGCCGCAACTATGCTGAGGCTGATTCAACTCGTGAAGCTATTCCGTACTTTGTCCCGTACAAGTTCCTTCCAGGTTTAGGGTTCTATGGCTTCGGTCTGACGCACATGATTGGTGGGCTAGGACGCGCCGCGACTAGCATCTTGCGCCAGTTGATCGATGCGGGGACGTTGTCTAACCTGCCGGCGGGTTTCAAGGCTCGCGGCATGCGTGTTGCGAATAGTGACGAGCCGCTGCAGCCCGGAGAGTTCCGTGACATCGACGCCCCTGGCGGCAACATCCGCGACGCTATTATCCCACTGCCGTACAAAGAACCGTCTGCTACTCTGGCCCAGCTTCTTGGTGCCCTGGTTGATGGCGGACGCCGTTTTGTTTCTGTTGCGGATCAACAGGCGCAGAACATGGGCCAGGAGCAACCTGTAGGCACAACTGTCGCTCTCCTTGAGCGCGGGATGAAAGTGCTGTCGGCAATCCACAAACGCCTGCACCACGGCCAGAAACAAGAGTTTAAAATCCTTGCACGGATTGTTTCGGAAAACCTGCCTGCAACTTACCCGTACCAACTCGAGGGTAACAACCAGCAGCTTAAAGAGCAGGACTTTGACGGTCGGGTAGACATCCTCCCTGTCAGCGATCCGAACATTTTCTCTATGGCGCAGCGCGTTGCGCTGGCTCAGGAGCAGCTGAAGTTAGCTCAGTCGAACCCTGAGATGCATAATGTTCACGCTGCTTATCGTCGTATGTATCAGGCCCTTGAGGTTCAGAACATTGACGAGATACTTCCGCCAACGCCCAAGCCGCAGCCTATGGACCCAGCAATGGAGAACGGTCGTGCGATCGTCGGCACACCTCTGCAGGCGTTTCCAGATCAGAACCACGAGGCGCACATCCAAGCGCACGTTTCGTTTTTCAAACTGCCTTTGGTTCAGGCCACGCCTCATGCTGTTGCTGGTTTACTTGCGCACATCATGGAGCATATCGCCTTGTTGGCTCGTCAGCAGATGATAGAGCAGTCCCAAGAGTTGATTCAGCAGGTGCAGATAGCCGCCCAAACAGGTGCTATTGATCCGCAGCAGGCGCAGCAACAGATTGCTCAGACACAAGCCGCTCTGCAAGATCCTAAGCATTCTGCCGATTACGCCGCTCTTTTGCAGCAGCAGATCCTTGATAAGATGCTTCCTGAGATTATGCCACCGGCGCCAGACCCAATGGCAGACCCACTGGTGCAGATCCGCAATAGTGAGCTCCAGCTCAAGCAACAACAGATTATGCAGGACGGCCAAATTGACCAGGCTAAACTGCAGATGGACCAAGCCAAGCTGGAGCAGAAAGCCGCTTCGGAAGCTGCTCGCTTAGAGCTACAAGAAGACGTGGCAGATGAGCGTAACGATGTGAACCGTGAGCGTATCGCGGCACAGATGCAGATGGCTGCCCAGCGCAACCAAGGAGGCAGCTGATGCCTTTGAAGAAGGGTAAGTCTGACAAGACCGTATCTTCCAACATCTCGAAGCTTCGGGATGAGGGCTACCCGCAGAAGCAAGCTGTAGCGATTGCGTTGAATACAGCTACACAGAAAAAAGCAGAAGGTGGAGTGATAAAAACATTCAGCCCAATTGCTCGTCCCCAAATGTTCAGAGGAGTATTCTGATGCCGTCTATTACGATTACCTTTGGGGAGATGACCCCCGTCGACAAGTATGAAGAGACTGAAGACGGACTGAGCTGTCCTCTTGCTACGAAAGACTCTGACCTGAACAACAAGAATCGGGAAGAGGCTATCGAGGTTGCTGATTACCGAGATCCATCGGAGAGCGGCGCTTTCCGGTTGAGTGATGTTTGCGGAAACTGTGCTGCGTATAACCAGACAGAAGAAATCCTGGAATGCATCGGAGATGACTCTGGTCAAGTGGGCTACTGCCAGCTCTTGAAGTTTTGTTGCTCCGCGGAGTATACATGTGATAAGTGGGTAGAGGGTGGTCCAATCACCTCTGACTTAGAAAATGATTATGGTGAGTACCTATAATGGATGTTGTAGACTTCGCATCACGTGTGTATAAGTTGTTGCGTGAGCGGGAGCAGTACATCAAGGATGTTATGGCGTCCGACGGCCTTCCAAACTGGGAGGAGTATAAAAAGCTGGTAGGAGAGTTACGGGGGCTATCCTACGCTTCGGCTGAAATGAAGTCCCTGCTGGAGAAAAACGCAGATTATGACGAAGAAACTTTATCTTCCTGACCATGTTGCGCAGAAAATCAACGCTGAAAAAGCAGCCAAGGCTGCTGCTCCTACTGGAGCTAGCGCGGAACCTTCTCTCGACAGTTCGTACGTGGACCCTAAGGACCGCGTACTAGACCCCTCCCTTGTGGAAAAGCCCTTACTAGATCGCCTCCCTCAGCCAACAGGCTGGCGGGTTTTAGTCATGCCTTATCAGGTAGAGACTCAAACTAAGGGCGGCCTGTATATACCGGATGAGATCCGGGACCGTGAAAGCGTGGCGACTGTTGTTGCGTACGTTTTGAGCGTTGGGCCTCTTGCTTACAAGGACGCCGACAAGTTTGGACCCGACTCTGAGCCGTGGTGCAAAAAAGGCGATTGGGTCTGCATTGGCCGGTACGCCGGCTCCCGGTTCAAGATCGAAGGTGGAGAGATCCGCATCATTAACGATGATGAAGTGATCGCCACTGTTCTTGAGCCTACTGATATCAAATCTGTTTGAGGAGACGAACATGTCTGCAGAAGCACAAAAGCCCATTGAGGATGATGATCAAGAGATCATCATTGAGCAAGAAGAGGAGGTTTCTGACGACGTAGAAGAGACCGCCTCCAGTGCGCCGGAAACGGAGCCTGATGACAACGCTGAGGAGTTGGAGTCTTACAGTAAGGGTGTGCAGAAACGCATCTCTCGCTTGACTGAAAAATTCCGCAAGGAGGAGCGTGATCGCCAAGAGGCTGTTCGCGTGGCCCAGCAACTGCTCCAAGAGAAACAAAACCTAGAAGGCCGCTTGAAGCAGCTGGATAGTGGTTATCTCAACGAGTACGGTGCACGGATCGAGGCTCAAGTTACCTCCGCCCGTCGCAACTATAAAGATGCGTATGACTCTGGTGACACTGATAAGATGATCGAAGCGCAGGAGGCTTTGGCCCGTGCGACTTCTGACAAGGATCGTTACGAGCTAGCCAAGCAACGCGCAGACCAGCGTTTGCAGGCCCCTGCTCCAAAACAGCAAGAGCCGCAGTACGCTCAACAGCCTCAGCCGCAGCAACAACAAGCGCCTGTGCAGGTTGATGCAAAGGCGCAGAGCTGGGCTGAGACAAATACGTGGTTTGGTCAGGACGAAGTCATGACATACGCCGCGTTTGGAGTTCACCGTAAACTTGTCGAGGAAGAGGGGTTTGACCCACAGAGTGATGAGTACTATAGTGAGATTGACCGCAGAATGCGTTCGGAGTTCCCGAACAAGTTCCAGGCGGACAAGAAACCGGGGAGGAACCAGGTCGCACCTGCTGGCTCTTCTGCATCCCGCAGCACTAAATCAGGGCGTAGGACCGTGAAGCTTTCACCGTCGCAGATCGCAATTGCGAAACGGCTGAACGTCCCTTTGGAAGAATATGCCAAGTACGTGAAGGATTGATCTGATGGCTGATAACAAACGAGCTCCACGAGCAACTGAGACCCGCGAACAAGAGTCGCGCAGAAAACCATGGGCGCCGCCCAGTCACCTTGAAGCACCTGCTGCCCCTGAGGGCTATGTGCATCGTTGGATACGAACAGCTATGCGAGGCGAGGAGGACAAAATGAATGTCAACGCCAAGCTCCGCGAAGGATGGGAACCTGTCCGCGCTGATGAATATCCAAACTATCACGTTCCTGTGATTGACTCTGGTAGTCACGCAGGTGTGATTGGCCAAGGTGGTCTGATGCTGTGCCGCATCCCTATCGAAACTGCCCAAGAAAGATCCGCGTATTACGGGACCCGGACCCGCGAACAGATGCAGGCTGTCGATCAGGACCTAATGAAGGAGTCACATCCTTCGATGCCGATTCAAAACAATCGGCAAAGTCGTGTATCCTTCGGAGGACGTGGGTCTTCCGATTAATTGAAAGCTAAAGGAGCTGTCAAATGGCCAATACAAATGGCGCATTCGGTCTTCGTCCCATTGGAAAAGTGGGCCAGAATACCAACAGCACTGGTGCAACTGAGTATCGTATTGCTGCAGGCAACACGAACGCAATCTATCAGGGTTCTCCTGTCATCCCTCTCGCTGCAGGTGTCATTGACATCGTCGGTGCGGCTTCGGGTGGTACAGTAGGTCTGTTGGGTGTGTTCGCGGGCTGCGAATATGTTTCCTCTACCACTGGTGAAACAATCTTTTCTAACAGCTGGCCCGGTTCGGGTGCAGACACAAACTTCCCTGTGAAGGCGCTCGTCTATGACGACCCAATGCAGCAGTTTGTGATCGCGACGTCTAACGTCGTTGCTGGGGCTGACACCGAAGCAGAAGTACGCGCGGCAATCTTTGCCAACGCTAACTTTGCAGGTGCTACTGCTGGTACAGCTGCAACTGGCCTGTCAACAGGCACGTTGGATCTGAACACTATCGCCACCACAAACACATTGAACTTGCGCATCATGGGCATCCAAGAGGACCCCGATAACGCAGACTTCACTGTAGCTGGTATCCCTGTAATCGTTCGTCTGAACAACCACTTCAATTCCGCCAACGGCGCGATTGCTGGCGGTACTGTTTCGACGACAGGCGTATAAAGGAGGGCTGAAACATGGCTATTTCACGCGCACAACTCGCGAAAGAGCTGGAGCCGGGTCTTAACGCCCTCTTTGGCATGGAGTATGGTCGGTACGAAAACCAGCACTCCGAAATCTACACCACTGAGTCTTCTGATCGAGCATTCGAAGAGGAGGTCATGCTGACCGGTTTTGGGGCAGCACCGACTAAATCTGAGGGTTCTGGCATCAACTTTGACGAAGCTGGTGAAGCATACACTGCTCGGTACAACCATGAGACTGTTGCGTTGGCCTTCTCTCTTACAGAGGAAGCTGTCGAGGACAATCTCTATGACCGTCTGGGTTCGCGTTACACACGCGCTCTCGCACGTTCAATGGCTCACTCCAAGCAGGTTAAAGCTGCAGCCGTTCTGAACAACGCCTTTACTGGTGGTGCTTCAGCGGGTGGTGACGGTAAGGCGCTTTGTGCGACTGACCACCCACTCTCCAACGGCGGTTCGTTTGCTAACGAACCATCAACTGCTGCCGATTTGAACGAAACATCTCTTGAAGATGCTTTGATCAACATCGCTGGTTTTGTTGATGAGCGTGGCATGAAGATCGCTCTTCGCGGTTTGAAGCTTATTATCCCACGTCAGCTGCAATTTATTGCAGAGCGTCTGATGGTATCCAATCTTCGCGTTGGTACAGCAGACAACGATGTGAACGCAATCCGTTCAATGGGTATGTTGCCTGACGGTTATACCGTCAACGACTTCCTAACGGATCCTGATGCGTTCTTCATCAAGACTGACGCACCTCGGGGCTTCGTACACTTTGAGCGCACACCTTTGTCAACCGGCATGGAAGCCGACTTCGACACAGGCAACATGCGCTTTAAAGCACGTGAGCGTTACAGCTTTGGTTTTTCCGATCCGCGCGCGGTATTCGGTTCACCAGGCGCTGCATAAGCCTAGTCCTCCCATTAGGCATTGTAGCTGGGGCGATCTTCGGATCGCCCCTTTCTTTTTGTTTATTGCTGGTGTATTCTGTTGGCACTAGGGCAAACATCAGCTTTGTAGACAGGTTCCGGCCCTCCTGACGTTGCATAGACTACAGAGCGAATCCTTATGCAAAGGGTACTAAAATGGCTTCGACTACATTTTCAGGTCCAGTGACCTCAACCGCTGGTTTTATCGGCGATATTAAAGTTCCAACGTATACTGTTGCTTCCGCCCCGTCCGCCGCTACTGCAGGCGCTGGTACACTTGTTTATGTGTCTAACGGCGCGGCTGGATCAGCTATTCTGGCATTCTCTGACGGGACTGACTGGAAGCGTTCTGATACAGGTGCCACAATCGCTGCAGCATAAAGGGGTGTCTTATGAGTAGGTTTAAAGCTCCTTCAGCAGAAGAACTCGCACGTCGGGGACTAAACCCTGACGGCACCCCCCTCGCGGGCACTAAGGTTCGTGCTCGTAATGAAGACGGCACTCTTAAAGCAGATGACCCGTCTACGCCTAATGTAAATGAAGCGTGGACGACGAAACTTGTCAAAAAGAAACGCGGTCGTCCTCCAAAGGTAAAGGAATAAGCTATGGCAGGTCCAGTAACCGCATATAATTGGGTTCAAGGCACAACGGCTGCGATTGTTGGGCCGTCCCGTTCGCGTCTTCGTCAGGTAGTTATTTACGCTGCCGCAGCTGGCGCGTTCACGATCAAGAACGGAGACACCAACGGCACAGTCTTGCTGACGCAGACGTTTCCTACGGGGCATCACGTTATGAACATTCCTGACGACGGCATTATTGCCACCGCTGGGGTGTACATCGATGCCTTTACGGGTGCGGCAAACCAGCTGACAATTATTTTGTCGTAGGGGGTCTTGTGGCTTACGATCTCCGTTCTATTACACAGGTCGGAACATCTGAGCCCTTTGAGCTTCAGGTGTCCAGGGGTCAAATCCCTGGGCACTCTGTGCGAAATTTGTTTGGAACTAACCCTGCAATTGGCACGACTTTTGTTACTCCTTGGGAGAACGACGGCGCGTTACCGCTTCTGGGTGCCGAGCAGAATCTGTCTCTAGTAAGTACGAGCGCCAGTGATACATCTGTGAGTATCTTGGTTTCTGGTGTTGACGGGGACTTTGACCCTGTGTCTGAGGTTGTTGCATTAAACGGGCTTACTCCTGTTGTTACTGCCCAAAAGTTTTTCAGGATTAATGATCTAATCACTGTTAGCGGGAACGCTGTTGGTGATGTGACTGCTAGTTACAGCGGCACTGTCTACGCGAAGATTATCGCAGGTCGGGGAAGGAACCAAGCGGCGATCTATACGGTTCCTACGGGGCACTCGTTCTACCTCGGTCGCATCGACGCTTTTACAGCGACAGCTAACAACGACACTAAAATTATGACGTTCAGAAACCAAGTGACTTTTTCCGATGGCCGGGTTTTTGACGTTGCTCAAACGAGCTTTACTTCTCGCATGGACATTGCACGGATTATGCCGTTCAAGGTTTCCGCTAAGTCAACCATTGAGTTTCAGCTAAAGATGTCTGGTCAGACGGCGGACATCGGTGTGTTTGGAGAGGGCGTCTTAGTCAAAGAACAGGGGAGCTTGTGATGGCCAAGGTCGACAAGGACAAGATGGCTTGCAACAAACCCCGCCGGCAGAAGTCGGGCGGCAAGAAGTTTGTTGTGAAGGCTTGTAAGGACGGGAAAGAAAAGATCGTGCGTTTTGGTGATGCCAACATGACGATCAAGAAGTCGAACCCTGAGCGCCGGAAGTCTTTCCGCGCACGTCACGGCTGTGACAAGGGGACCCTTGATAAACTAAAGGCCAGATACTGGTCCTGCAAGATGTGGTGATTAAGATGAGCACTGTGCAAATAACCGCCGAGGAGCTTGAAGACATGCTGAACCGCTCCGCGAAGCGAGGAGCGAGGGCCGCGCTTGAAGAGCTTGGTTTGCATGACGATACGGCTCCCAAGGATTTGGACGAGCTGCGCAGTCTCTTGTCCGCATGGCGTGACACCCGCAAGGCGGTGTGGCAAACAACTGTCAGGCTTGCCACTGGTGGGCTGCTGTTGTTCATAGCAGGTGCTGTGTGGATGTCGTTTAAAGATAACGTGGGTCAGTAGTATGAACCGCACTAACATGTCGTTTCAGGTAACTAAGCCGCCGGAGAAAAAGTCTAATGGCCGAAAAAACAAAGAAGGACGCTTGTTATCACAAGGTAAAGGCTCGGTACAAAGTGTGGCCGAGCGCGTACGCAAGCGGAGCACTGTCGAAGTGTCGCAAGGTAGGCGCGGCAAACTGGGGCGAATCTTCTAAGAAACAGAAGAAAGCGGAGGGTGGTTTGATTACTGCAGTTGACAACCCTAAGCGGCCTGCTCGCAATCGCTATAAGGGTGGCGGGATGATTGCTTCTGGTTGTGGCTGTGTTGAAGAGAACCGCCGCAAGAGTACGAGGACGTTTTAATGGCGAAGGAAAACTCTTTACGCAAATGGTTCTCGCAGAACGACGGGAAGGGCTGGGTCGATTGTAAGACCGGCAAGCCTTGCGGTCGTCAGAAGGGCGAGAAGCGTAAGGGGTATCCTGCTTGTCGTCCAACGATGGCACAGTGTACATCTGCTGCGAAGAAGAAGAAGTCTTCTAAGCGGATCAGCTGGAAAGCGAAAAACGGTGGCTTGGTGAAGGTGTTTTGATAACTGAGAGGAATATGCTATGAAGGATCTAAGTGGAGACGGCAAAGTGACTAAGAAAGATGTCTTGATTGGTCGCGGTGTAATTGAGAAGAAAAAAGGTGGCATGATTAAAACCGGCTATAAAAACGGCGGCATGGTCAAAGGCTACGCAAACGGTGGGTGCGTCATGGTAAAGACAAACCAGAATCCAACGATAACGTAAGTTGATAAAATGACAACATCTGGTTCAAGAGACTTCAACCTCGACGTCGCGGAAGCGATAGAAGAGGCGTATGAGCGCATCGGTCTTGAGATGCGGACGGGTTACGACGCTAAGACGGCTCGCCGCTCGATGAACTTGATGTTCGCCGAGTGGGCAAACCGCGGGTTAAACCTTTGGACAGTAGCTACAGGGACCACAACGCTTACACAAGGTACTTCACAGTACACTCTTGCTGAGGACGTTGTTGATCTGTTGGACATGGTACTTCGTCGCAGCGGCACTGACTACGAGATGACTAGGATTAGCCGTGGGGATTACCTTGATTTCCCGAACAAGACAGACCAGGGCCGGCCCTCGCAGTTTTATTTTGACCGGCAAATTGCCCCTCAGATTACTCTCTGGCAAACTCCAGAGAACAGCACGGATCAGTTGGTCTACTACTATGTGCAGCGCATCGAGGATGTAGACAGTCTTACGAACACCACAGCCGTTCCTTTCCGGTTCTACCCTTGCATGGTCGCAGGCCTTGCATATTATTTAGCTATTAAGCGGGCGCCGGATCGTGTTCAGATGATGAAGTCTATCTATGAAGAAGAGTTCCAGCGGGCGGCTAATGAGGACGAGGACAAGGTGCCTTTGATGTTGACCCCTAGTATCCGCTACTTGAGGGTCTAAGCCATGTCGTTTGCTTCAGACAAAAACGCCTTTGGAATATCGGACCGCTCGGGTTTCCGGTATCGTTTGCGTGATATGCGCAAAGAGTGGACTGGCGCTCTTGTTGGCCCTGATGAGTACGAGCCAAAGCACCCCCAGCTCTACCCGCCAAAGCCTGGGCCAGATCCGCAGGCTCTTCGAAATCCCCGCCCTGATCAGCCAGAAGCCTTGCAGGTTTATGTTGATGTGCCAACAGTAGAGGCACCTAGCCTTGAGCGTGTTCGTATGATAGGCCAGTCAGGACAAGTTACGGTGGTGACAACATGAGCTTTACATACGGCCAACTCAAGCAGGCAATTGAGGATTACACGGAGTACGACGAAACCACTTTCGTCAACAACATTCCGTTGTTCATTCGCCAAGCTGAAGAGCGCATTCTCAAACAGGTTCAGCTTAGTCTTTTCCGTAAAAATGCTACTGCCTTCTCTGACAACGGCAATCCGTACCTGGCTGTTCCATCAGATTTCTTGGCACCTTATTCTTTGTCCTATCGCGGCAGCAATGGCGACCGCTCCTTTCTGGACTTCAAAGACGTGTCTTTTGTACAGCAGTACAATCCTGATACTACGACTACTGGCACCCCCAAGTACTATGCACAGTTTGATGTAGACTACTTTCTTTTGGCGCCGACGCCTGATGATGAGTTTACAATGGAGCTGCATTACTTGTATCGTCCGCAGAGCATCACCGATCTTTCCGATAGCGGGACGACTTGGCTCAGTACTAATGCGGAAATGGCGATGCTTTACGGGTCTCTTTTAGAAGCGTATATCTTTATGAAAGGTGAGCCTGATGTTTTGGCGACGTATGAAAAGCGTTTGCAAGAATCTATAATTGGCATCAAGTTACTGGGCGAAGCCAAAGAAACCACAGATCAGTATCGGACTGGTCAAGTAGTGAGGCCTAAAAGCTGATGTTCAGTTTAAACCTTAGTGTAAAGCAAGATGCTCCTCTCGTTGGTGTTCGCGCAACCAACAACCGGGGGTTCACTCCCGAGGAGCTTGCTGCACAGTGCGCGCAGAAAGTTGTTTCAGTGGCCGACACTGCACCTCCCGCTATCCGGGACCAGGCGGTTGCTTTCCAAAAGCATATCGAAAAGGTAGTCGAGCATTACTTGAAACAAGCGGTTCGCAGCGACCGCACAACTGTGTATAATGCACTCACCGAAGCAGGTCACCCCGACCTTGCAGACCTGATAAGGAAACTTTGACATGGCTTTTACCGGCAATTTCATGTGTACCTCGTTCAAGCAGGAAATCCTGCAAGGCGTACACAACTTCACGACCAGCACTGGCAACACGTTCAAGTTGGCTCTCTATGACAACAACGCATCGTTCACCGCAGCTACCACTGCGTACACAGCGACGAACGAAGTAGGCGACTCTGGCTCCTATGCAGCTGGTGGCGGCGCGTTGACCAATGTCACACCGACAACATCTGGTACGACAGCGTTCACAGACTTTGATGACCTGACCTTCACGTCAGCCACCATCACGGCACGTGGCGCATTGATCTACAACGATACGGCAGCTGGAGATCCTTCTGTTGTTGTTCTGGATTTTGGCGCAGACAAAACATCCACTGCTGGCGACTTTCAGATTGTTTTCCCGACAGCGGACTCTTCGACGGCTATTATCCGAATCGCCTAAGTCACTCAGCCTACAAAGGGGTGACTGGCTATGGTAAGCATCACAGGATGGAGTCGAGGGACATGGTCTGAAGGGCCGTGGAGTCAACCTGCTCCAGTCTTAGTTTCAGGCGTTCAAGCCACGGGCAGCACCAATGACGTAACTGTTGTTGGCGCTGCTTTTGCGCTGCCTGACGGTGTTGCTGCCATAGGTAGTGTTGGAGCTGTCTCCATTGTTATCAATGTCCAACCGATTATAACTGGGCAGGTAGGCAGTGCCGCTGTAGGGATTGTGACGACATCTGGCACCACCGAGGTTCCAACTACAGGCGTTGCCGCTAGTGGTTCCGTCGGGTCAGTGTCCGTTACGGCTGGGGCATCTGCTGTCGTATCTGGTGTGGAAGTCGCCGGCGATGTGGGTGAAGTTACTTTCCGTGCTTTGGTGGCTGCAGTTGTTACGGGCGTAGAAGCTACGAGCGGGATTGAAGGTGTTACAATTGGCGAGGGCTCCGGGGTAAACGTCCCCGTTGTAGGTTCCGCTGGGGCAGCTGCTGTTAATAGCGTCGTAGCAACTGGTTCTACCGCTCCTATTACAACAGGCCTTGAAGCTACGGGCGGTGTGGGCACTGTCACTGCTACAGGTATTGCTGTTGTTAGCCCTGTGGGTGTGGCCGCAGACGGTTTGGTCACATCTATCCGCCAAGACGCACTGGTCTTCTTTGAAGGCTGGGGACGCAACTCTTGGGGTGCGGGTGCTTGGAGCCAGCCTGTTACGCTTCCGCTCGAAGCGACTGGGCAAGTTGGCGAAGTTACAACTCAAGTTAACCAGCGTATTCCAGTAACTGGTTTTGAGATGACATCTGCGGTTGGCTCTGTTAGTGTCACCACAGGTACAGGCATAGATGTTGACGTAACAGGCGTGTCTGCTGATGGACTTATATCCCCTTGGGGCGTTCTGGTTTGGGGTCGTATTGTTCCCAATCCAAGCACTGGGTGGACACCTGTTGTGCCAAGCACAACAACCAGCTATACTACGATTAACCCGTGACGGAGGCTCAAAGGTAACTCATGGCTAGTACATACACGATCAACACTGGTATTGAACTCATTGCCAACGGCGAGCAGTCGGGCACATGGGGCGATACTACGAATACAAACCTGGAGATCATCGATCGCCTTACCAATGGCGTCGGTTCGATCTCCTTGTCTGGTACAACGCACACGCTGACAACTACAGACGGCGCTCTGTCCGATGGGCAGTACAAAGTTTTGGTTTTCGGCGGTTCGCCCAGCGGCACAAACACGGTAACGGTTTCGCCAAACGACCAGGCCAAGCAGTTCTTTGTGGTGAACAACTCCGGTCAGAGTGTTATTATCTCGCAAGGTTCTGGCGCAAATGTCACGATTGCAGACGGTGCAACAGACATCATCTACTGCGATGGTGCTGGCGCTGCCGCTGCCGTATCGAGCTTTAGCACAGACTTGTCTGGTGTTCTTACTTCGGCCAACAACCTTTCGGACGTTGCAGACGCCGGTACTTCTCGTACTAATTTGGGCGTGGCCATTGGCTCCGATGTATTGGCGTATGACGCAAACCTACAAGGTTTTGTGGATGCACTTACACTGCCGACATCTGACGGCACTACCGGTCAAGCACTGGTAACAAACGGCTCTGGCACTGTCAGCTTTGGCGATGCGGGCATTTCAACAGGCAAGGCTATTGCCATGTCAATCGTGTTCGGCTGAGGAGATAACAAATGGCAGCCCCAAATATTGTAGACGTAACCACGATCACCGGCAAATCTGCTACGATCGCGCTTTCGACAACTTCACAGACAACGCTGGTCAGCAACGCTGCATCATCGGGCAAGGTGTTTAAGATCAACATGATCCAAGTCGCAAACGTCGATGGCACAAACGCCGCTGACGTTACTGTTGACGTTCACAGCGCCGCTGCTGGCGGTGGCACAGCTTACTCGCTGGTTGCGACTGCATCGGTTCCTGCTGACGCTTCATTGATTGCGCTAGATAAAAGCACGGCTCTGTATCTCGAAGAAGACAAGTCGATCACAGCAACGGCTAGTGCAGCCAACGATCTCGAAGTTATTGTGAGCTACGAAGAAATCTCGTAAGGAGAGCCGCCATGCGTTTGATCGGCAATGTAGAGAAAGACGCTCAGGTAAGGGCGGTGGCTTCTGGTGCTTTGCCCAGTGGTGATACTGTCGTTGTGAACAGCGATGGGACTGTGAGTGTTGTTATCGAGACGAGTGTTTCTCAAAACTACGGAACGCCTGTTGTCTATGAAAGCGGCAACTCTGCAACCTACATTAGCTCCGATATGCACGATGGAGTTTTGGTTGTCACCTATCAAGGAACCTCTCAATACCTTTATTCCGTAGTTGGTACAGTAAGTGGCGAGACTATAAGTTTTGGTTCTGCAACTACTGTAAGCACATCCCAGAGTTTTACATACACTGCGACTACAATAGATCATTCGACTGGAAATGTTGTTGTCTCATTCAAAGACCCCGGTTTTAGTAACCGTGGCAGGTCTCGCGTGGCGTCTATAAGCGGCACAACTCTAACCTTTGGAACGGTTGTTCAATTTGAGTCAGGGGTTACAGATTACATTGGTTCTACCTATGATGTAGCCTCTGGCAAAGTTGTGATCTCTTACTCAGATGACAGCAATAGTTCGTATGGAACTGCGGTAGTCGGCACTGTCAGCGGAACCTCTATTTCGTTTGGGACGCCCGTTGTCTTCGACAGCGCACATTCACTATACACCTCTTGTGTGTACGATCCAGACGCTACAAATGTTGTGGTAATTTATGCTAGTGCTAGTAACGAAGGCAGAGGCGTTGTAGGCACTGTCAGCGGAACATCCATTTCGTTTGGTAGCCCAGTAGCTTACAAAACAGGCATCATGCCCTCTTATGTCGCTTGTACTTACGACACCACCAACAACAGAGTGGTAGCTGCGTATAGAGGCACTTCGGGTTACGCAGAAGCTGTTGTAGGCACCGTCAGCGGAACATCTATTTCTTTTGGCACTCCCGTGGTATGGAAAGCGGAAGGAATTATATGGGTTGCTGTGGGTTATAGTTCTTTAGCGGGTAAAGTTGGAGTTGCGGGCTTTACCACTCAGGGTGTTTCTTTTATCGGAACCGTCGATCCCTCAGATAATTCTATTAGCTTTGGGAGTGAAACAAATTACGGCTCACCTAACGTGTTTTTTAACTCCTTTGCAACTGACTACGGGAGCAGTGGTAAATTGACATTAGCATACGCAAGCGGCGGTCAGCAGTACGGAAACGCCTTTGTTCTTAGACCTGCGTACAATGACACCAACCTCACCTCCGAGAACTTCCTTGGCTTCGCTGCGCACACATATGCTGACACGCAGAGCGCCTTGGTCAACTCTACCTGCACCGTGGACCGCAACCAGAGCGGCTTGACTGCGGGTCAGACTTACTATGTTCAAACTGATGGCTCTCTAGGTACAACGGCGGCTAATCCGTCTGTCGTGGCTGGCACTGCTATCTCATCTACTGAAATCATCGTGAAAGGTTAAACTGATGAAGACCATCGTTGAAACATCTAGCGGCTTGAGCAAGTACCTCCTTGCTGATGACGTGACCATTACTGCCACGGCAGACAACATCACAGTGGGTGATCCTGCACAGTTCATCATTGGTGACTTGAACAGCACCACAGTGACCGTCACTGACAACGTGACCAACGCCCCAGACGACTGGTCTGGCAACAAGTATTTCTTTGACGGCACTACTTGGACCTTGAACCCTGATTGGGTAGACCCGACACTCGACGACGAGGAATAATCTAAATGCGCATCATTGGTAACGCTGGAAAAGCGAGAGAAGTACAGGCCGTTGCCAGTGGTGCGTTGTCCACGGGTGGCACTGTAGTTGTGAATAGCGATGGCACTGTTAGTGTTGTTTCAGGTCAATCTGAAGGAGCAGGATCAGAAGCTACTTTTAGTACAAATACAATTACATCCACAATATCCGTGTATGATCCAGATAGTCAGAATGTCGTAATTGCTTATGTAGATTCTGGTGACTCAAATAAAGGTAAAGCAGTAGTAGGAAGTATTTCTGGAACTTCTCTTACTTTTGGATCAGCGGCAACTTTTGAATCTGGCGCAGTATCGGGCGGCACTACTGCATCTGGAACCATGGGTATGTGCTATGACACTTCTAATAATAAAGTTGTTATCTCTTATGCGGATAATGGCAATAGCGACTATGGAACTTGTGTGATTGGTACAGTATCAGGCACAACTATAAGTTTTGGTACCCCTGTAGTTTTTTATTCAGGCACAACTTCTGACACATCGGCAAGTTACGATATTGCTCAAAACAAAGTTTTAATTGTTTTTAGAGATGCGTCAGATTCAAATAAAGGCGCAGCTTTCGTTGGAACGGTAAGTGGCACAAGTATCACGTTTGGCAGTAAGGTTACTTATTTTAATGGTCAGGCTTACTACAATAAATCTATATATGATGAGACAGCGCAAAAGCATATTGTCGGCATTACAGATGTAAGTGCGTCTTTTCAGGGAGAAAGTAAAGTAGGCACGATTTCAGGAAACTCTGTTTCTTTTGGTGGTGGTGTCGCTTTTTCAAGTAATGCACAGCATATTGCTCTGGCAAGAGATACAGTAAATAATAAAACAGTGTTTTTCTACCAAGATGCCGTAAGTAGCGATAGTGGTCAGTCTAGGGTGGCTACTTTATCTGGCACAACACTTAGCTTTGGGACAGAGGTAACTTACAATTCGGGTAATACCGAAGGCCAAGGCGCAACTTATGATATAGCCTCTGGAAAAGTTATAGTCGCGTATAGGTCAGGAGCAGATGCGTCAGATGGGTTTTTGCGGGTAGGTACTGTAAGCGGCACAAACATTTCTTTTGAGGCTGAGGTAGAATTTAACGATGCTGATACCACTTCAGTTTCAGTTGTTTACAACGCAGCGCAAACAAAAAATGTTATAGCGTATCGTGATATTGGGGACAGTAGTAAAGGCAATGCCCTTACTTATGCAATAGGCTCCACCAACCTCACCTCAGAGAACTACATCGGCATTGCCGCTACAGGCGCACCTGATGGCAAGGCTGCTAAGATCAACATCAAGGGCGCTGTGGACGAGAACCAATCTGGCTTGACCGCAGGTCAGAGTTACTACGTCCAGACGGACGGCACACTGGGGACTACCCCCGCAGACCCAAGTGTATTCGCTGGCACTGCTGTAGCTGCAACCAAACTTATCGTGAAGGGCTAAGACATGGCGCTAGATACCATTCCGAAACAAGAGGGCGGTAAGCTCAAGGCCGTTGCATCTGGGACACTTCCGAGCGGTCAGCCTGTTGTCGTTAATTCAGATGGGACTGTTAGTGTTATTAGCCAGACCTCCATAAGCGGTACGGAAACATTAGGAACCCAGTTTGCATTACCTACAACGAGTGGACAACAAGCCTCTTTTTTGGGTGGCACTTACGATAGTGTGAATCAAAAGGCTATTATTACTTACAGGGATGCCAACAATTCTCAAAAAGGTACGGTGGTTGTTGGAACTGTAAGTGGTAGTTCTGTAACATGGGGTACGCCCGTTGTCTTTGAGGAAGGTAGAACTCAGTGGACATCTGCGGCTTTTGATAGTGTGAACGGTAAAGTCGTTATAAGCTACCAAGACCAAGACAATAGCTTCTATGGAACAGCCGTTGTCGGCACCGTATCAGGTAACAGTATTTCATTTGGAACGCCTGTAGTATTCCAGTCATCTGAAACTACTTACATAGACACGAGTTACGACTCATCTGCCGGGGCTGTAGTTGTTAACTTTTTAGACGGCACCGATGCTTCAGGAAATGTCATCGCAGGCACTGTAAGCGGAACTTCTATCACCTTTGGAACATCTGTTGAGTTTGGAAACAACGGTATATATGGTCGGTCTGTTTATCACCCAGAAGAGCAGTGTACTATTATTGCATGGCGAGACAACTCACCTAGCCTCGGAGGTGCTGCAAGGGCGTTAACCGTTAGCGGTACAACAATCACGCTAGGGACAAAAGTGTATTACCTTTCAGGAGGGCAAGCCAACCAAAACGACATCGCATATGATAGTGACTCTAAAAAAATTGTTATCATATGCCGTGACGAAGTTAACACAACATACGGTAGCTCTATCGTTGGTACAGTCAGTGGTACTACTCTCACCTTTGTATCTCCTGTGACCTTTCAAAGCGGTTCCGTTGACTGGATGGGCATAGAAGGTTGGTTTACTGGTGGCGTTGTGATGACATACGACGATCAATCCTCTGGTAATAAGATTATACTTAAATACGGCACCATAAGCGGCACAACCATAAGCTGGGGAACTGGGCTGGAGGTTTATAGCGGCACTGGTAACAATGGTTACACAGGTTGGTCTATGGCTACTGATGTTGGGCGGTTAGTTCTTGCGTATAACGCTAACTCTGACGGGAAATACAGGGTCTACAATCCAACATTTACTTCAACTTCCACCAACCTCACCTCCGAGAACTACATCGGTATGTCTGGTGGGGTGGCGTTCCAAACAGGTTCCCCTGCTAGCGCAGGTAGCCCTGCGGTTTTTGTAAGCGGCGAAACGAGGTATCAAAAAGCAATTTTTGACAGCAACTCAAACAAAGTTGTTGTCGCTTATCGGAATGACTCATCTGCGGATAGAGGTTTTGCAGTTGTAGGGACTGTAAGTGGCACCTCCATCACTTTTGGTACTCCTGTTATATTTAATGGTGGAGGCACTAATGAAATCGCTATTACCTTTGACAGTAATTCAAACAAGGTGGTTATAGCTTATCAGGACGGAGGTAATTCAAACAGTGGCACGGCTATTGTTGGAACGGTATCTGGTACAAGTATTAGCTTTGGTTCTGAGGTTACATTTAATGGCTCCACAAATGACACAGCCATCGCCTTTGACAGCAGCTCAAATAAGGTAGTCGTTGCGTATCAAGACAACACTAACTCGGGCTATGGCACCGCAAAAGTTGGGACAGTTTCTGGAACTTCGATTAGTTTTGGAACAGCAACCGTTTTCCAAAGTTCTAATATGGAATGGCCCTCTCTGGCTTTTGACAGCAGCAATAATAAAATGGTTATTGGTTCTGGCGGTGGCACGGGCAAGGCTTATGTTGGGACAGTTAGTGGAACGTCTATTAGTTTTGGAAGTGTTGTTACATTTGAAAGTGGGTCAGGCGTACAAGAAACCTCCAACGTATTTGACTCAAACTCGAATAAGATTGTCATAGCATATCGTGACGGGGCAAATTCTGGTTACGGGACGGCTATCGTAGGGACTGTTTCTGGTACGAGTATTAGCTTTGGAGCAAAGGTTGTGTTTGATGAAAACGACAGTGACTTTATGGGCGCTACATTTGATAGTAACGTGAATAAAGTTGTAATAGCTTACAGGGACAGAGGTAACTCTGATTACGGGACTGTTATTTCTGGCACTGTCAGCGGCACATCTATGACGTTTGACGCTAGTCTTGTTTATGAACAAGCAGTCAGTGTTTACAACTCACCCACCTTTGATAGCGACTCTAATAAAGTGGTTATAGCTTACAGGGACAATGGAAACTCCTCGTACGGAACAGGGGTTGTTATCACACCGGATACTCTGGCGATAACCAGAGGCTCTGTAGCTGACGGCGACAATGCAACCGTGGACATCGTAGGCACTGTCTCAAGCAACCAAGTGGGCCTCACCGCTGGTCAGCAATACTACGTCCAGACGGATGGCACGATAGGCACAACACCTGCTGATCCAAGTGTATTGGCGGGGACCGCCGTTTCTGCTACAAAGATGGTAGTCAAATCATAAGGTAGCGTCATGCCGTTAACAAAGCTCCAGTTTCGACCCGGCATCAACCGCGAAATTACCAGCTACTCCAATGAGGGTGGCTGGCACGATTGTGATAAGGTACGCTTTACCAAAGGCTTCCCCGAGAAGATCGGCGGCTGGGTCAAGAAGGGTGTTTTGTCTTTCCTCGGCACTGCACGGGCGATGCACCCATGGCGTGACTTGATTGGTACTCCTCTCATTGGACTTGGTACGGACCTCAAGTTTTACATCGAAGAGGGTGGTGGATATAACGACATCACACCTATCCGTACAACCACGGCTGCGGGTGAGGTCACGTTTTCTGCAACCGACGGATCGTCTACAGTTGTGGTAAGTGACGTGGGCCACGGTGCGATAGCCGGGGACTTTGTCACATATACTGATGCGACGGGTCTTGGCGGCAATGTGACTGCTGGTGTGCTGAACCAAGAGTATCAGATCATTGGGGTGACTGACACGGACACCTACAGTATCCAGGTCCGAGAAGCGGGGACCTCCATTTCGAGTATCACGGTAGATGGCGAGTTGGCTCCTGTGCTTGTTGTGGCGGACAGCTCCGACACGGGTAACGGCGGTGCGAGTACCGTGGGCGCATATCAGATAAACTCGGGCCTTGAGACTGCGCTGTACGGTAACGGCTGGGGCGCGGGTTTCTGGAGCCGCGGTGCTTGGGGTTCAGCGACGGACATCAATACTTTGACCACGAACCTCCGAACTTGGTCCCAGGACAACTTTGGCGAAGACCTAATCTTTAACCCCCACAACGGGGGTATTTACTACTGGGACCGCAGTGCCTCGTACACGACGTACCAGCGGGCTATTCCTATTAGCGAGCTGGCGGGTTCCTCCGGTGCTCCGACGGTTGCAAAGCATGTGCTGGTTTCTGACAGGGATCGCCATGTACTTGCTTTTGGTTGTGACGCTGTAGACAACATCGGGGTTCAGGACCCACTGTTGATTCGTTTCTCGGACCAAGAGAATGCTGCCGACTGGACGCCTACAGCCACCAACACAGCGGGTGACTTGCGTATTGGTTCAGGGTCAGAGATCAGGGGTGTGGTTGAGACTCGTCAGCAGACGCTTGTGTTCACTGACACTTCGCTCCACGCCATGCAGTATCTTGGGCCACCGTTCACGTTCGGTATCAATATGATCTCGGAGAACATTAGTTTGCAGGGTCCGAACGCCGGCATCGCTGTAGACGACATGGTTCTGTGGATGGGTGAGACAGAGTTCTACATGTACAATGGTTCTGTGCAGCGCATCCCCTGTTCTGTTCGCAGTTACGTCTTTGATGATTTTAACTTTGGACAGGGAGCCAAGGCTTTTGCAGCTTTGAACTCGGCTCACTCTGAGGTTTGGTGGTTCTACCCCTCCGCATCGAGTGCCAATGTCGACAAGTACGTTGTGTACAACTACGCCGAGCAGACTTGGTACTACGGCAGTATGGCTCGTTCGACCTGGATTGATCGCGGCGCGTTTGAGAATCCTCTGGCGGCTGGCTTGGACGGGTATTTGTATGAGCATGAAGTGGGCTTTGACGACGGCAGCACGTCTCCTGCGTCTGCTATTGATTCATATATTCAATCAAGCCCGATCGACCTGGGTGACGGCGAGCAGTTTTTGCTGACACGTCGTGTATTCCCTGACATCGTATTTAAGAACTCCACCGCTGAGTCGCCGTCCGCTGACGTGACAATAAACGTGCGCAATATTTCACAGGGCTCGTATGTGCGGTCGGCCACTGGGACGTACTTCAACAACGACCGCGAGCAGCTCAACATGCGTTTGCGGGGCAGACAGTTCAGTTTTAAAGTCTCCTGTGACAACACTCAAACCACATGGCGACTTGGGTCTCCGCGTATTGACGTGCGTCCTGACGGGAGGCGTTAATGTCCCGTAACCTTCCCCTCCCGTTTCTCCCTGTCCCACCGGCTGAGTACCAACAGCCGTACTTGGCTGAGATTGTACGGGCGCTGTCTGTCTACATGCAAAACGAGCGGAACCCTGGAGAAGGACGCAACACGTTTACTGTGTTCACGGATCTACAAACTGACGACGTGGGCCTCGAACCTGGGTCTGTCTTTAATCACGGCGGATACCTGAAAGTATCTGAGCTCAACACACCACATGCGCAGGGATCTAGTGCCAGCGGCACTGTTGGATCTGTGACTGTGTCTACACCGTAAGGAAAAACAACATGTCTGACATCATTGGGTGGAAACCTTCAACAAGTTCTGATACAGTCCATTGCAAGGGCTGCGATAACGCGGTCGATACGCCTGAAGAAATTCTGAGCTACCCGAATGGAAACTGCCCCGAGTGTGGCGACCCATGGACAGGAGCCGAGCGGCGCAGTACAATGATCATAGTTACAGCACCGGAAGCGGTGCGCGGAGAAGCTTGATGATACCTTTATTAGCACCCTTACTCGGAAGCCTTGCAGGTTCGATGCTGCCCGCCACTTTGGGAACAGGGATCGCAGCATCTCTTGGTCTTGGTGGGACAGCGGCAGGCAGTTTGATTGCGGCAGCGGCCCCTAAAGCTATTGGCGCAGGTATCGGTACACTGCTTGGCGGCGGCGATCTTGGTGATGCGGCGATAAACGCTGTTGGCTTTGGCGCGGCGGGTGCGGCGATGGGCGGTACTCCAGCGGCAGCGAACGCAGCAACCACTGCGGCAAATACAACAGGTGCGGCAACAGTTCCGACCACAGGGTTCAACTTTCAAAAAGCGATGCAGGGCATGAACGCGCTCAATAGCGCGACTCAAAACAAGCCGGTAGCGATGCCTCCTCCACCAAACTTGCAGCAGGCTCCGCAACAGAGGGCGATGGCACAGGCAAACCCTATGCTCGCACCCCCGCCTTCAGCGACACAACCGGTGATGGCTTCTAATATTATCCCCTCTGTGAGCGGCCCTTCGGCTATGCCCGCAGCAGTGGGTCTGGGTTCGTTGCCCTTCAATGGGCAACCTATTGCGTCTAGCGATATGACGATGGGTCTTTCCCCGTCTCAACGAAACATGGCTAACCAGTATCTTGTTGGCCGCGGCATGACAGGATTTGCATAATGTGTGGTGGTGGCGGAGGTGACCAGACGGTCACGCAGAAAACAGAACTAGATCCAGCAATGCGTCGGCTCCTTTACGGTGGCACGGCAGCCAACCCACGTGGTGGGTTTGGTAGCACTGGTGCTGCAGCTGCTGGAACCCCTGGCGCTAACGGCGCTAACGGCGGTGATAACACAGGCGCGATGACTGTTGATGAACAGGCAGCGATGTACCCGTCGGTGAATACTCCTGTGGGGCCTCCTCTAGACGCCACAGGTATTGGAAGTCCAGACTATGGCAGCCAGCCCGCTCCCAACACAGGGACGCCTTTTACTGGCAGCGGTGGTCTTTACGCCATGGGCGGCCCGGTGATGCCGCAGCAAGGTCTTGCGTCCTTGAACCAAGGACAGATGCCCATGATGGGCGGGCAGATGCCAAATCTTTCTGATCCTATGACCGCGGCTACACTGGCTATGGCGGTGCGCCGCCCTGAGTTGCAGTATGGCGCGATTATGGGCCAGCCTATGCAGGGTTACGCTATGGGTGGATACATCGAGGGCCCCGGAACGGGGACCAGTGATTCTATTCCAGCTACGATTTACCAGAACGGACGCCCAGTTGGAGACGCTGCGCTCTCGAACGGTGAGTTCGTTATGACTGAAGCTGCTGTAAACGGTGCCGGTGGTGCTGCGCAAATGTACCGCATGATGCACGACCTTGAGAAGAAGGATACGGCCTAATGTGTAATCAACCTGGAATGCCTGTGACGGGTTATCAAGAAGGCGGCGAAGTAGAGCTGCCCCCAACCGGCGTGATCGGCGGTCGCACTGTTGCCATTCCAGGCGCTGCAGAAGACATCGCAGGTATTACGGAACTTGCCTACGGGCTTGCCAGAGAGGGTGTTACCCTCCCTCAGCAGCAGCTAGCTGGTTTTAACGCGGACCAAGAACGTGCTTTTGAAATCGCACGTCAAGGAATCGGAGCGTATAAACGGTATCTTGCTCGGGGTGAAGAACTCACTGAAGAAGGCGTTGCTTCATTGCAGCAGGCGCTTAACGCAACAAGAGACTTGGCTGGTCAGTTGCCAGGAGAAGTTGATGCCGGACAGCAGGCGCTCCTTCGCGCCGCTGGTTTGACAGAAGGCTTTGCGGCACAGGGTGCAAAAACACTAGAACGAGCTGGTCTTGGCGCAGAATCTGCAGTTGCCAAAGGTGTTGCTGAGGCGGACATCGCGGCGGAACGCGCTCGCGCTTCGACGGCGGACGCCCAACGTGCGCTGCAAGAAGCCTCTGCGTTTGGCCTTGAGTCCGCTAAGGCTGGTATTGCAGGACTAGCGCCGGATGCCGCAGCTGGTTACATGAGTCAGTTTGAAGATGCCGCAGTACAACAGGCCTTGGCTGACCTTTCCCGTCAGGGTGAACTGCAACAACAAAACTTAGCGTTTCAGGCTGAACAGGCCGGTGCCTTTGGCGGTTCACGCCAAGCGGTCGCCGAGCAAGAGCTGGCTCGCAACGTCCTTGAGCAGCAAGGACGGACTGCAGCGCAGATGCGGACGGCTGGTTTCCAAAGCGCCGCTGACCGTGCCATGCAGGCGGCTCAACTTACAGGTCAACTGGGTCAAATTGGTTCCAGTGCTGCAGCCGGTGCCGCCGAGTCCGGTGGTCGTCTTGGTTTAAGCGCCGAGCAACTAGCCCAAGCAAGCGCCCTTCAAGGTGGCCAGCTTGGTTTGCAGGGTGCACAAACAGCAGGTCAACTTGGCGCACAGGGCGCACAGATGCAAATGCAGGGCGCAGAAGCCGCCGGCAATCTTGGACTTCAGTCCGCGAACCTTGGTCTCTCTGGTATTCAAGCGGGTCTCGGTGCGCAGCAGCAAGCCGCAGGTCTTGGTCAAGGGATCGCGGGCCTCGGCCAGCAGATGGCGGGACTTGGTCAGCTTGATCAGCAGATGAACCTTCAGGACATCAACACGCTGTCGACGATCGGTCAGCAGCAGCAGGCGCAAGAGCAAGCCGCGCTCGACACTGCCTATCAGAACCAGTACCAACAAGCTATGCAGCCGTATCAGCAGCTGGCATTCTTGTCTGATATTACTACGGGGGCTCCGTCTGGTCAGATGACTAGCGGAACACAGCCTGGTCCGAGCATTGGGTCTCAGCTAATGGGCGCGGGTCTCGGCATTTACGGTCTGTCTCAGTCCGGCATGTTTGGTTAAGGAATGATCATGAACCCAATGACTCGCAAAATGTTCAAGTCCCGAGATGCACGGACCAAGCTCCGCGGCATGGGCGGCATCTTAGCCTCTTCCCCTGAGCTGGCACAGACGGTGCAGCAGTTCCAGGAGGGCGGCGACGTGGACGCTGGCTTCGGATCCAATGTCGATTACACATACAGTACGTTCCTGGCTGAGAACAATCTTAATGATACTCCGCAGGCTCGTGAGATGTTTGCACGTTACAAAGCTTACATGGACACACGGGACCCCCTTACAGATCCACAGCTGTTTAGCTCTGTTGGGTTTGACCGTGCACCTTCGGCTCTCGGCGATGCGCCTACGACAACAGGTGTTGAGTTTGACCCCAATCGGCAGTTTTCACAGCCTGCTATGCCTTCCGCACCTGCCGGTTTGGCTGCACTTTCAGTCGAACCAGACGCAGCATTTACTAGGCAGACATCACCTGCTGCACCACCACCTTCTACCTTGGAGCAGTTGCGTAGCAGTGTGTACTCTAGCAACCCGCTTGAAGATGCTTTGGCGAACACGGGTCTTAATTCAAATGTTATTGGTGATTACATAGTTGATCCTATTACAGGAAGAATTAAAGAGATTTTTGCAGAGGATGCCGCAAGGAATGAGAGGCTTGCGAGTGGGGATATAGACTTACCGTTTGGTCTTGGTTCAGGTAGTGCAGAAGCTCCTGAAGCGTCTCCTGAACTTTTGAGCGGTCCGTTCTTAAATGTCCCAAGATTCAACCCAGACAGCTTGCAAGGTGCAGTGGATAGGGACCGTGAGTTAATGCCATCGCAGTCAGCCCCGTCAACGCTAGCGGCGGAAGAGCTTATATCTCCTGCTCCTGTTATCGACACCTCAAGCAGAAGAGGTAACGTCGATATTGCTTATGGCGGAAGCGGAGATTTATATCAAAAGGGATTCGCAGGGCAAATGTCCGCTGTTCGTTCACTGAGCGACGGTGAGCTTCTCTCTATAGTTGGAGACCCAAGCAACAGTTTATATGGTGTCGCTGTTGAGGAGATGGCCAGAAGAGGTATGGATTTTGGTGAAAAACCAGTAATAGCCGCGCAAAAAATCAGTAGGGATGCTGAAAGAAGATTGTTCGCCGCGCAAGAGCAATTGAGAGCCGCTACTACACCGGCAGAAAGACTCGCGGCTGAAGCAGCTATAAGAGATGCGGAAGCAGGGGTCCAAGAAGCCACGTTAAATCAAGAGAATACACCAAGAAGTGTTCTTGAGCCCGCAGTCGATCTTACACCATCTGAGCTTCTTGCTCAAGAACTCGGGATGGATTACGTGCCTGGCAGTGAGACGCCGGTGGTTGAG